CGCGACAGCAGCGAAGAGTCACAAGGTCTTCAAGTTCTATTTCCATTTTTGCCCAGTCAGTACTCCGCAGTACCACACGGAGAACACGAGTATAGAGATGCTTAACATTTCTGTCATGGGTGTCTTTCTGTTGTAGGTGGCGCTCTCGGTAGGACTCGAACCTACGGCCAACAGTTTAGGAAACTGTTGCTCTATCCGCTGAGCTACGAGAGCCTGATTAGGATACGTTTTTAGGACGCGGAGAAGAGTATGGTTTATCTACGTATTTTGTTCCAGGTTTAGCCGGTTGTCGTTCCGTCGTTCCGTCTGCTTTACGTATAGTTACTGGACCGGCTTTCGGACGTATATCGCTCGTCCTGGGGTCGTATCGCCGTTTGTTTTTCTTTTCTTTCGCCGGGCGTGAATTCTGCCGCGTCATTTCTTCTTCTTTATGACATAACCAGCATCTTTGAGGTCCTTGACGATGAGTTCTGGTATGCCGCTCCAAATAGGGATGCCGGACTTGGTCAACGAGTGAGCAATGATGTCCATCTTTTTCTTGCGATGTAACTGAAGTGTAATCATACGGGTATCGTACCAGTCCTTTTTGTTTTTGTCTACTTTTTAGTGCCCCCAGCAGGACTTGAACCTGCGGCCAAGGGATTATGAGTCCCCTGCTCTAACCAACTGAGCTATAGGGGCCTGTATTTAGTCATGTGTTTGAGTAATTGATTTGAGACAAGTCGGCCCAATGCCTAGCTCTTTGCTTTTTGCTGTGGTCAAGGCTTTGCCGCATGCAACGCACATTCCAGCTTCCAATCCGAGCCTTGACGCCAGCTCTTGCGTAAGAAGGACAGTTTTACCCATGCCGTAATCGGTCATGAGTTTTACCATGTCACCGCTCTTTGACCACCAGTCACGGGTAGCAGGACGCCAAGAACAGCTATTGCCATTCTTCTCTACGCGGTAAACGATTCGTGAGCTCTCTTTGTAATAGAGACCGGGCTTTGGTTTAACAAACCCATAGTTGCGCTGCATTTTTATTTCGGCCATCTCCCTGATTGAGGAAGCATGTTTAAACTCGTCATCGCTAAAGTTGAATTTCTTTTTGTATTTAGCCAAAGCTTCAGAAACGCCTGGTATGTCTTCGTTTTGGCGCAACCATGATGCGAGCTCACCTTTTGGGTTTCCATTTAGTTTTTTCATTAGTCAAAAAACTTTTATGCCTCTTCGATTGATTCAATACGAGAAATATCTATCCAATTTTCCCGAAGAATGCCGTCTTCTGGAGTTTTAAGCCAGTGATGATACTCGGTGACAACATCGTGTTCACTAACTTTAATGACTCGCTCGTCAATAAAATTCCAGTAATCTGTCTTGATGTTTACGTACTTTCCTACGTACTGCTGTGCTTGACTATGTGTAAGTTTCATTTGTTTTTCCTGTTCTTTCGGTTTAGCGCCCTGAGTAGGAATCGAACCTACAACCTACAGATTAGAAGTCTGTTGCTCTATCCGATTGAGCTATCAGGGCTTATGAGAATTTGACTATGCGTCTAAGGACGTCTAGCATTAGCTCAGAAGTAAGAACAATATTCCAATCAAATGGGATTGTCCCACCATGCGCTTCTTTTGTCCTGTTGCATGCAGTGATTGACACTATTGCGGACTCTACTGTGAGGGGACGGGTGTTGTTGGGAGCCACGGGTCCAAATGTGTGCCTTACGCCATCACTAGATGCATCGTCAACTGACATGCTGAAATACTAACGCGCCTAAACGCAGAAAGCAATCACGAAAGATATTTTTTTATCTTTTCTACAAACTTGTCTTTGGGGTACGCGCCAACGATTCTGTCCACAACACGACCGTTATCAAATATGATAACAGTAGGGATGCTCATGACGCTATATTTCTGTGCAATCTGAGGGAAAGCGTCTACGTCTAGTTTCCCTACTTCGATGTGTTCTTTATGTTCGTTTGCAACCTCTTCAATGATTGGACCGAAGAAAGAGCACGGGCCACACCATTCAGCCCACACGTCAACAAGTACGTACTTGTCTGTAGAGCCCAAGAAGGAATCGAAGTTCTGGTCGTTTAGTTCTTTGCTCACTTAATTGCCTTTGTCTCGTACAGTTCACGGATACGCTGGTACGTCTCTGCCTCAATAGCGTTCTTGTGAAAAGGGTCAAGCTTTGTTGCGCGCAGTTCGTTTGCTATCTCTGGCATCTCCTCAAACAAGACATTGAAAAATGCCTGCCCGTAACGCCAGTCGTGCTCTCGTCTTACGTAGTCAGCACGGGTAGACACTGCAGCAATGAAGTCATTGTAATTTAAGTACCTCATATTTACTTGAGCCTACTATTGCACTTCAGGCAAAATTCAGACCACGGGTAACTCTTTCTCATCTCTACAGGATGGTCGCACTCAAGAGCGTTCTTGGCAGCAATATTCACAGCGTCACGAATGAACTCAGCCATGGATATGCCGGACTTTTCGGCCGCTTCCTTCCATCTAGCGTGGTCTATCTCTGAAGCACGAACCATCACCTGTTTTTGGGCCGGTTCCCCTGGTACCGAGCCGGTATTTGCCTTACGGGTCAGCGTTAGGTTCTCTGCAACCTTGGCCATGGCTGCTTCTATGTTGTCTTCCTGCTCGTTACTCATCTGATTCCTCGTTTATTTCTATAACTTCTGCGTCCAGAATTGGACTTAGTTCTTTTTTCTCACCAAGTATTGACTCAATATAGTCCATTGGCATGACTCCGGACTTACCCATCAATTCTAGTAACTTCTTTGCCTCTGCTTCAGGGCTGAACTGGTTTGCCACGCTTACCTGTACAGCGCCAGCAAGAGCTGCCCTTATCGGCGTACGGGTAGAGACATCCATCTGAATATTCACATTGTTCTGCTCCATGCCGAGGAGCTTGGAGCGCCTGTCCATGATTGACAGAACCTGCTGTATGGCCTTGAGGTCTGGTTCTACCTGAACCTCGCTGCCATCGTCCATGGATATCTTCCTGTGCTGTGTCATAGGCCAGATAGCCTGTTGCAGCGCATCGAGCCTCTCAAGCTCCATACGGAGCACCTCAGGGTATGCCAGTATGGCTTCCTGGTTCAACTTCTCTAGTTGTCTAGACACAGAAGAAGACACGGCTTTAGACGTAACTCCGAACCTTCTGGCTATTTCGCTCGTTGGAATGCCGGCTTGGCGCATCTTAAATATACGCAGGTCCCTCTCTGCAAGGAACTCGCGTGTCAAGCTTTTGTTTGTGTTTTGGGCCATGCCGTACCTTAATCCATCTTTGTATATTCTAGTACGACAAACGGCAAGTCTGTGCCTCGTGCCAGTTTGGTCGGCCATGGGCGCTTGTCACGGGCTCCACGGAAGTGTCCAACATCGTAAACGTACCCAGCAAGGTTGGTGGGGTCTGGAGTTAGGGCAATGCCGAACTCTGGCCAACGAGACCACACGGATGAACCGAATGGACGCAGGTCACGGGAAGACATAGAGGTTCCCAGTGGGGCATGGTGCTCAAGCCATAGGGCACATCCATACACATCGCGAATCATGTCTAGGTACTTTGCTACTTCTACAGCAAGGGCTTCACTTGTACGGGTACCAGAATCAACGTACGACTTGTACATAGGACCCATGCAAATGAGTTGTGGTTGAACGCGCTCAATCACGCTCTCGATGTACATACGGTCCCTGCTGTCACATAGGTCTAGACCAGCGGGCTTCGAAAGCAAGTGGGCGTCTACCCTTCGTGCGCCAGACTTACGCATCGCTTGCGCCATAATACTGTGCGATGTACGGCGAATGATTCGTTCAGGGTTCTCAAGGTCAATTGTCAGTGTTCGTATTGGTTCCATCTTCTGAAACGTAAATGGATGCAGTCCTGCAGCACTACAGATAGCCACTTGACGTGCAAGCATTGTCTTGCCAACACCTTCTGCAGCAACAACCATTACGCGTTCGCTCTTCTCTAGGAGGCCAGGGATAACCCAGTCGTAGGTATCGACTTCAGCTTCCTGGAGAAAGTCTTGCCAAACAACAAGACGCCCTGGGTTGCTTATCTCACGGGTGTCAGCAGAACCTAGAAGAATTGTTGCACGATTCAGTTTTTGCGTCAGCGTCAACTTGTCTTTAGAGAACACTTCCGCTATTTGGTCAAGGAGTTTGTCTTCGGTGCTTGCTTCGCCTTCGTCTACCTCCAGTTCTGGATAGTCTTCTGGACGCTCGTAGTACTCATACGAATCAAGGTCGTCGAATGTGCGACCTGATGTTAAGTGGTCAGTAATGTCTTTACCGTATTTAGAAATCCAGATAGTACATCCGGTACAGCCAACAGCAAGAAGCTTCTCTGAAACACTCAGTGCGTGCTGTTTACCAACCTCGTCATTGTCAGCAATGATTTCAACGTGTGCACCAGCAAGAGTGTCCGTGTAGGACTGGTCCCACTTTCCTGCGCCACCATCCATTGTCGTTGCATGGATACCCATAGCAGCAAGAGTGTCAGCGTCTTTCTCACCCTCTACCAGCCATACTGGCTCACCCTTTTTAATCGCCTTAGTGATGTCGTCGAGACGATAAAGGACACGACGCACAGCAGGCTCTTTCAAGTTCCACACATATTCGCCTGGACGTGATGGGTCTGGCTGACGATTAGCAAACGACTTACTGCCATCATCAAAGCGGAAACGAACCTTTTCATAGAGAAGATT